GCATCATTAATAGAAAGGTCAACGTTACGGGTTGAATTAACATCGCCCATTGTTGTTGGTTTTTCTATTAATGCCCAATACGTTGGATCATTAATATCTGTTCCAGGAGGAACATTTTTTGTAGCTTCGTAATATTTTCCTCCATTATCAACTACCATACCAGAAGGATAAAAATTTCCGTTGTCCCAAACATTATCTGGCATCAACGGTTGATTTATAATTTGTTGATATTCTTGAGCATTGACCATTGGAGTAGCTTTAACACGCCACAAATGTGGCAACCATGTTTGACTAAATCCTTCTGCGGCATAACTGGCATCTTGAATAACATAATATTTAGGCAACGCCCTGGTTATATTTGTGTTCAGCGGATTGTAATCTTTTAGATTAGGTAGCTCAAGTACATCGCCAGACATTAATTTACGGCCAAAAGTATCAATCATATTATTATAATGAAAAGTAATAAACAAAGTATCATTGTTTAAAAATAAACCAAATTGCGTTAAGTCAAAATCAATATCTTGATGGGTATAAACTCCACGCATGATATAAATGTTAGGATCATACGCACGATCACGATTTTCTAATAATAATAAATCTTCGATAAACATAGGATTTTGACTAGTATAAACTGGTAAAGTAGCATCAGCATTTCCAGGGTTGGTACTAGTATCAACAATTGGTCCCATATATTTGTGGACATACATGTCAAGACCACCGACAGTATATCGTTCCGATATTATACGGTCTAAAAATTGGTAATCATTCGTTCGATTGGGTCTATAAAGGCTTAGGCGTGGCATAGTCTAGTATTTAGTTATAAATAGGTTGACAGTAAATACCAAAGGACATATAATTATACTATGCTAGAAGAATTAACTGAACGAATAACTCGTGCCGAAACGCAAATTTTGACGGTAAAAAATAAACGATCTCGTCGCGATTTACTTAAAATGTTAAAAACTATAGATTCGGCATTTAGAGAAGTAGACGTAGAATCAGTAGAGTGTCGACGAATCAAAAAAACTACTGTGAAATTTGTAGAAAAACAACAAAAAGTAAGTGATTTGTTAGACAATTTAGAACATCATATTACTTTTGCACACCTAATTGGTTGACTTTTTATTAATTTTAACATACAATACAACTATGATTAAAAAACAAAACACCATCAAACGTCTAATTCCAAAAAGTTCCGATACTAAATTTTTAGGATCAGAACCAGAGTGGGACTCTCAGCCCGAAGAAAATCGTAGAATTTCTGCGATGGCTAATGCTTTTAATTGGTACAATTATCACTATGGCAAAAAAGATGCCAAAGATATGATAGTTCATTATTTAGAATTTAATGATAGAACTAAAGATGCAAAAACAATTCGCGGAATTCCCGATAGTCAAGTTCGGGTAACTATTGGTTGGGTATGCCGTATGAGTTTAATGGGCTTAATCCTTAATGATCATGAAAAATCTATTGTCAACGATGAAATTAATGTTCTATTAAAAGTAAAACAAGAAATTAAACATGTTGTCACAGAAGGTGAACAAGCACAAGCAAAATTAACAATTCAAGATCACTTGCGAGAAAAAGTTTCCGAATGTGCCGGAGAACTTGAAGGTATGTATGACGATTTTATTGTAGCAGGTACTAAAACTACCGCAGATTTTAAACCATTATCTCTAATGCGCGGGATGAATATTGCTCCGCAAATGATTAATAAAATTAAAACTGTTTGGGAATTAAGGTTGGCAGAATTACAAGAAGTTTTAACAGGAAAAGATCCTTTTTTAGTCGAAGGTTACTCACATTTAACAAAACCACAACTTAAAAATTGTGTAAAATTTTGTGAAACTGTAATCAACGATTGTCATTCTTATGTACAAGTTAAAAAGGTTGAGCGTAAACCAAGAGCTAAAAAAGCAGTTAGTCCTGAAAAAACATCGGCAAACTTTAAATATCTTAAAGAATTTGCTGATCTTAAACTTAAATCTGAATCTCCGGCTAAACTTGTCGGAGCAAGTGAAGCTTGGTTGTATGATACAGTACGCCGCAAATTAATCCATGTGATGGCAGATGTCCATGCCCAGTCTTTTACAGTCAAAGGGTCTTCGATTATTGCCTTTGACAAAAATACATCTGTACAAAAAACATTACGTAAACCGGCAGAGCAATTAAAAGCTATCATGTCAGTCGGAAAACCTGCGGCACGAAAAGAATTTTCTGCTATTAAAGCTACTGAAACAGCATTTAATGGTCGCGGAAATCCTAATGTAATCATTCTTAAAGCGTGGTAATAGTGCTAAATATAAGGACAGGGAGTCCTTATGGCATTAGAATCGCAATCTACACTTGAAACATTAAAACAAGATCTTATCGAATATGTACGGCTACAATTAGCTGATCAAATAGTCGATATTGAATTAGACGCTGAACACTTTGAGGCTGCCTATCGAAATGCTATAGGTACTTACAGACAAAGAGCACAAAACGCCTACGAAGAAAGTTACATCTTCATGGAGTTAATAGCAAATGTTAATATCTACGATTTGCCACAAGAAATTATTCAAGTGCGCCAAATTTTTCGAAGAAGTTTTGGGGATTCAACGGGTCCGTATGCCAGTAATTTTGATCCATTCAGTCAGGCCTCGCTTAATGTTTACTTAATGAATTTTAACGTAGCAGGCGGGTTAGCAACATATGACTTTTATAGTCAATATGTTGAATTAGCAGGACGTATGTTCGGAGCATACATGAACTATACTTGGAATCCTGTTACCAAAAAATTACAACTAATACGCGATCCGAAAGGGACTGGTGAAAATGTTTTATTGTGGACTTATAATTTAAAACCTGAAGTTAATTTATTATCAGATTTTCAAATTAAACAATGGATACGTAATTATATGCATGCCAATTGTAAGTATATTATTGGTGAAGCTCGTGAAAAGTTTAGCACCATTGCTGGCCCACAAGGCGGAACTACCTTAAATGGTGCGGCAATGAAATCAGAAGGTGCGGCAATGATGGCGCTTTGTTTAGAGGATTTAAAAAATTACGTTGATGGAAGTCAACCTTTAACTTGGGTAATTGGATAAAATATATTTGTAATTTAATTTAATTTCTGCTATAATAATAGCATGAGTTCATTAATGATTGACATCGAGGGATTAGCTACTACGCCTAATGCTCTTATTCTAACTATTGCCGCCCAAAGTTTTGATCCTTTCGGCACCGGTTATTTAAACCGGCATTACTATGCTCGAATAACTCTTGAAAGTCAAGAAGATCGTGAAATTAATGATGAAACCGTAAAATGGTGGGCAAATCAAGGCGAAGCACAAAACGAAGCCTTTAATGAAAACAATCGCATACCGTTAAATGACGCATTAGATGAACTATATAAAATAGCATGGCAGCATGATTTAATTTGGGCACAAGGTCCTACTTACGATATTAACATATTAGAACATGCTTATCGCAGTCGTAATAAAAAACAACCTTGGCAGTATTATAAAATACGAGATAACCGAACAGTACTATCTCTTTGGCCTGATCATCCTAAACCTCCGACTAGCCACCATGCTCTAGAAGATTGTAGGCGACAAATTGATCTTCTGCAATCTACTTTAAAATACTTAAACATAAAATCAATGAAATGATACTAATAAACATTGATGATAAATTAGATGACACTGACAGTGTTGGGGAATTAATAAGACAGTGCTTTCCGGCTCCTACTGGCGGAATGCCTGAGCTTTTAACAAAAGATGTACAACATAAAATTGAAATTGAAAAAATTAAGTATATTATTAACTTAATAGGAAGTCCAAGACATTACATTCGAGCATTTGATACTAGAAAATCTAATAAACTAATAGGTTTTGGTATTTTAAGCGAATCAACACTACAATATTTTTATGATTTAACTTGGGTTTGTGTTGATATTGCTTATCAAGGGCAAGGAATAGGTAAAAAATTAGTCAACAAAGCAATTGAATTTAGTCAAGAAAAAGATAGAGATTTAGTAATAACAACGGAACAAACCAAATTTTATTCTGATTTAGGTTTTAAAATTTGTAATGAATATAGATCTGGATGGTTTTTAATGTCAACAACATCAAAGGAAACTAAAATATGATTATTGGGATATCTGGACTTATTGGCAGCGGCAAAGATACCATAGCTGATTACTTGCAAAACATACATCAATTTCGAAGAGAATCGTTTGCCAACAGTTTAAAAGATTCTATATCTGTAGTATTTGGGTGGGATAGAGATATGCTTGAAGGGCGTACTCGTGAAAGTAGAGAATGGCGAGAACAACAAGATGAATGGTGGTCCACCCGTTTGAATAAAACAATCACCCCTCGGTGGGTATTACAATATTGGGGTACCGAAGTATGCCGTAATGGATTTCACGATGAAATTTGGATTTCTT